GACAAGGTATTGTAGCATTCGGACAGAAGACATTGCAAGATAGAGCATCTGCATTAGATAGAATCAACGTAAGAAGATTACTTATCACTGTTAAGAAGTTCATCGCATCTACTTCTCGTTTCTTAGTGTTCGAACAAAACACAGCAACAACTAGAGCACGATTCTTAAATACTGTAAACCCTTATTTAGAAGCAATTCAACAAAGACAAGGTTTATACGCATTCAGAGTTGTGATGGATGAAACTAACAATACACCTGATGTAATTGATAGAAATATTATGGCTGGACAAATTTTCTTACAACCTGCTAAGACAGCGGAATTTATCGTAATAGATTTCAACATCTTACCAACTGGAGCAAGTTTTAACGCATAATACGAAAAACAACAAAGTAGATATTTATTAATATAATAAAAAGGATAATAAAATGGCAGAAATACTAGAGTTTGATAAGATGTTCTATACGAACTTCGAACCTAAGATGAAAAATAGATATGTGATGGAAATCGATGGAATTCCTTCATATATGGTTAAAGCGGCAGCTAGACCTTCAATTAACTTTGAACCAATTGTGTTAGACCACATCAACATCAAAAGAAAGTTGCAAGGTAAGGGTGAGTGGCAGGATATAACTGTAACATTGTATGACCCAATTGTTCCATCTGGAGCACAAGCGGTAATGGAGTGGGTACGTTTAGGTCATGAATCAATTACTGGTAGACGTGGATATGCAGATTTCTATAAAAAAGATATAGATTTCTATATGTTAGGACCTGTTGGAGATAAGATTGAACAATGGAAACTAAAAGGAGCATTTATTGTAAGTGCAAACTTTGGTGATGTTTCATTCGATTCAAACGAACCTGCAACTATCGAATTATCTTTGGCTTACGATTACGCAATCTTAGAATTCTAAAAATATTCCTTACGGAAGCTACCGAAGGACAACCCTCATCAGAAATGGTGGGGGTTTTTTTATTTTCAAAAATTTTAATTTAATGTATTTATATATACAAACTAAAAAAAGTATAAAGTTATGGCAGAAGTTAATATTGCACAACAAACCCCAACACCTAAACAGGTAGAGGCATTGAAATTTGATTTTCCAACGGAAACAATTGAATTACCATCAAAAGGATTAGTATATCCTGAAGGACATCCATTAAGAGGTGGTACTTGTCAAATAAAATATATGACAGCTAGAGAAGAAGATATTCTTGCAAATCAAAACCTTATTAAAAAAGGTATTGTATTGGATAAACTATTTGAATCGGTTCTAGTTGAACCTGGAGTAAATCCAAATGATATCTATATTGGTGATAAAAACGCTATTTTAATGGCAACTCGTATTTTAGGATATGGCGCCGATTATCAAATAGAAATGACTGACCCATTTTCATTAGAAAAGCAAACTGTTGTTATTGATTTAGGTAAAGTTCAAACAAAAGATGTTGATGATGATGTATTAAATTCAAAAAATAGATATACATTCAAATTACCATCAACTGGAACTGAAGTTATTTTTAAATTACTTACACATGGTGATGAGCAAGAAATTACAAAAGAAATACAAGCTTTAGAAAAATTAAATAAGAATTCTGGCACATCATTTGATGTTACAACTCGTTTGAAATATATGATTGTTTCAGTAGATGGTAATGAGGATAGAGGTTTTGTAAATAGATGGGTAGTTAATTCATTTTTAGCAAAGGATACAAAAGCATTTAGAGCTTATGTTAAAGAAATATCACCCGATTTGGATATGAAATTCCAATTTACATCTGAAATAACTGGTGAGATGGAGGCGCTAGATATCCCATTCGGGATTAACTTTTTTTACCCTTCCAACTGATTATAGAACCCAATTACATTCTCAAATTTGGGAAATGGTTCAATTCAGTAATGGATTTACTTGGTCAGAGGTTTATCACATGCCAACATATCTTCGTAAATTTTATTTTAATAAGTTGATAGAACTTAAGAAAAAAGAAGCTGAAGAACATAAAAAGGCTCAATCAAAAATGAAATCAAATAAAGTGAGGATGCGTTAATATCCTCACTTTTTTATTTGTCAATATTTATAGAATATAAACACTCTAATTATGGAAAATAATAAAAAACAAGTTAAAGAAGGTATATTCGATGCAGCCGATAGATTTGTAACTAAATTTTTTGATGGGTTATCAAACGGAGCTGCTAATAGTATTATTAAAAAAGCTGAACAAGCTAAATTACCACCACGTGCAATTAAATTAATGAAAGATATTGAAGATGATGGTGAAGAATTAAGAAGAATGGTAAAAGAACTTTCTAAGTAAACTATTAAATGGCAAGAACTCCAGAACAGCAAGCAGCAGCAGATGCTAGAGCAGCCAAAGAAGCCGCAAAAGCAGCTGAAGCCTCTTTGCCTATTTTAGAAAGAATTCTAAAAACAAGAAAAGAAATTTCTGATTTGCAAGAAAAGGGGGCAGACATGACTTCTGCTGAATCTGATGAATTGTATAAACAAGAAGTAAAACTTTCTAAACTTGTTTCTATTCAAGAAAAAAGATTAAAAAAATCACAAGGTACTAAGCAAAATGAATTAGATTTAGCGAGTGTATATGCATCACAAGTATCTGAATTATCATCAATTTCAAAGGTATATAAGGGATTAACGGATGTTCAAACTCAAAGTTTAACAACAGTCCAATCATCACTATCTGCAGTTCAAAAATCATTATTAGCAGATGAAAGTAAGAAAGCAGTATTAGATAGTACCTTATCAGGAATAACACAATTACAAGGACTACAACAAAAAATAGCAGAAACAGGTCCAGAAGATGTAGAAACTCAAAAATCTATTGAGGCAGCATATAGAGCACAATTAAGAAGTTTATCACAAAACATTGTTAATAAACAATTAATTGGTGAAATTACAAAACAAGAAGCTAATGCATTAATTAAAGCATTGAATACACAAAAAAGTGCACTTGTTGTTGCTCAAAAATATGGTACAATTAATAAAGAAACCAAAGAATTAATAGAGTCACAAATTCAGGTATATGAAGGTGTAAAAAAATCAATAAGAGGAGTACTTGGTACTTTATCTATGATAACGAAAGGACCACTGGGAGCATTAGGTGTTGGGTTACTTGGGGCAGGATTTGCCGCAGATAAAATAGGAAAAAATATTAGAAATTTTGGTGGATTTATTGATTCAGCACAATTTTCAGCATTAGGTCTTAGTTTTATATTTTCCGATGCGGAAGAAACTGCAAAATCATTATCTAAAGAATTTGGAGGATTAAAAGATGTAACTCTTAGTACGCAATTAAATACTAATTTGATGGCTACTAATATGGGTATTAGTGGTAACGAAGCAGCTAGTATAGTTGGTAGTTTTGCAAGAATGAACAATGGGTCAGCTTCAACGGCTATGGATATGGCAGCCACAACAAAAGAAATGGCAAAGGCTGCTGGAGTACCAGTTGACCAAGTAATGAAAGATGTGGCGGGTTCGGCACAAGCTTTTGCGGAATATGGTAAAGATGGTGGATTGAATATAGCCAAAGCGGCTGTATCTGCAGCTAAATTGGGAGTTGGTATGGACTCATTAACCAAAGTAACTGATTCCCTTTTAGATTTTGAAACATCAATAAATAGTGAATTGGAATTAGGTGCTATGCTTGGTAGAAATATTAATTTAGATAGAGCAAGAGCATTAGCATACGAAGGAAATATTGGTGGAGCTGTAAAAGAAACATTACAAAGTTTAGGTGGTATAGAAGAATTCAATAAAATGGATATCTTCCAAAAAAGAAAGGCAGCTGAATTATTGGGATTATCAGTTGATGAATTCCAAAAGATGGCGGCTAACTCTGATAAATTAAATGATGATGGTACTGTTCAAGTTTCCACATTTAATGCTATAACGGAGGCAATAACAGCATCAGCAACTGGAGCTGGTGGATTTTTAAAAACTATGGGTGGTTTGGTGTTAGGAGCTGCACAAATGGGTGGTTCTTTTGCACAAATGGGTATGGATGTGAAAGGTATGGCTTCGGGAGCACTTGACAAAATTAAAGGTTTCTTTGGAGGAGCAAAACCACCAATTCCTACACCTGATACTTCAATAACAGGACCACTAACCAAAGATGGTTTACCTGATAAACGTTTTAAAGCAAACCGATTACCAACAACACCAGCAACTCCACCATCACCAACAACAATGGCACCACAAGCACAAACGGGACCCGCTGACCAGGCAAATAAAATGTCTAAGATAAAAAGCGGAGATTTAATTAAAGGTGCGGTAGCATTATTGATATTAGCAGCAGCTTTATTTGTTGCAGCAAAAGCATTTCAAGAATTCGGAGAAGTTACTTGGGAGTCGGTTGGTATGGGATTAGTTGCATTGGCCGGATTAGCTGGTATTGCATTTATATTATCTAAAGCACAGGGAGCTATGTTGCAAGGTGCAGTTGCAGTTGCCGTTTTAGGAGCAGCTTTAATACCATTTGCATTTGCTATGAGTTTAATTGAAAATTTAAAAATAGATGCTGTATTAGCAGCCGCAGCCGGACTAGTTATGTTTGGGTTAGCAGCAGCTGGTATAGGTATGATATTACCACTTATATTAGCAGGTTCTGTTGGCATTGCAGCATTGGGTGCATCTATGATATTATTTGGTGCAGGGTTAATGCTTGTATCAGGAGGTATGGGTGCTATATCAGCGGTTATACCATTTGTTACTGAACAAATATCGGCATTATCACAAATTGATTTTCTACCAATATTAGGTTTAGCTGGGGCTTTAACTATATTATCAATAGCATTAGCAGCTGTAGCTGTTACTGGTATGTTAGCATTACCAGCACTACTTGCTTTAGGATTGATAGCAGGAGGAGCAGCTGCAGTTATGGGTGGTGGTGAAGGTGAGGGTGGTGATAGAACCGGTGAGTTGATTGATGAAATAAAAGGATTGAGAGCAGATTTAATAGCTGGTAAAATAGCAGTAAATATAGATGGACAAAAGGTTACTTCTAATGTAGGTAAAGTTGTATCTAGAATTAGTTCGAATTCATACGCTAAAGTATAACGATGGGAAAGACTATTGAAGAATTATTTAAAACAAAACAATTAGTAGATGGTAAAACGGCTGCTGAAAAATACGAAATTCGTAATAGCAAAGATATGCCATTACGTTCTTCTACTGGTGCTATGGATTTACCATTTAAGGCTGTACAAATAGCAAGAAGAAACTTATCATCAAGAACCAGAGAAACAAGATTAGAACAAGAGGTAACTGGATTAAGAATAATATCTAAATTAGGAGGACCTATTATATATGGTACTGATATTTTTAAATTAAGTACACAAAAAACCGAAATGGTTTCCGCAATGAAAGATTCGGTTAATCCAAATAATTCAGCAGATAGTGGTTTACTTGGTAATTTATTTCAAAAAGGAAAAGAAAAAGGATTAGAATTATTAAATAAAATAGGTGTACAACTACCAACTAAATTAATACCAACCCGAATATCTTTAAATAAAGATTTCAAAGCAGGTAAAGAGCCAGATA